GTCGCTGCCGGTCGCTCGATCGAGGATGCGATGAGCTTCCTGCCTTCGGTTTCCGCCACCGCGCAAGCCGCCGGTGCGGATATCGCCGATATTGCCACCACAGCCGATGCGGTCGGCAATTCGTTCCATATCGTCAGCGCGCGCATGCAGCACGCCTTCGATATCCTCGTAAAATCCGGCAAGCAGGGCAAATTCGAACTCAAGGACATGGCGCAATTTCTTCCGTCGATGGCGCCCGCCTTCGCGGCGCTCGGCTACGAAGGCGAAAAGGGCCTCGCGAAGCTTGCGGCCATGCTGCAGACCATCCGCCAGCGCACCGGCTCGGCCGGTGAGGCCGCGACCGCCGCGCAAAACATCTTCCAGAAGATGGAAAGCGACGAGACGGTCAAGAAATTCGCAAAATTCGGGATCAACCTTCGTGCGGCAATGGCCGACGCCCGCCGCGACGGCAAGGACCTGGTCGACGTGTTCCTCGACCTGTCGCAAAAGGCGCTCAAGGGCGATCTTTCGAAGATCCCGCAACTATTCACCGATGCGCAGTTCCAAGTCGGCATGCGCGCGCTCTTGCAAGGGCGGCAGGACATGGAAGGGTTTCAAACGGCGCTTGCCGATGTCGACGGCACGACGCTGCGCGACCTCGGCCAGATCCTTTCGGACAACGAAGCGAAGCTCGACCGCATGGCGTCATCGTGGGAAAAGTTCAAGACCTCGATTGGCAAGGCGGCCGTTAGCGCCGGCGTGCCCGATGCGCTCGACTATGTCGCAAGCGGCGCCGAACGCGCTGCGGCGGTGAATGCCGGCCTTGAAAAGAACGGCGTTCACGGCTTCGTTGCGCGCAGCATTTGGGGCATAACGCACGGCGAGGCTGACAAGGACGCAATGGCGTTCGCCGGTGGCTTCCGCACGGATGAGCAAAACCGCGCCTATGCCGCCTATGGCGCCTATTCGCAAAGCCGCGCAGCCGCAGCTGCCGCCAATACAATACCGATCCCGACGCCGAGGCCTGACCCGACGCGAATGCCGGCGAGGCCTACCGTTGCGGCACCGCGCGGACCGCTTCGCACCGGCATGATGCCAGGGCCAAGCTTTCGGGAAACCGAGGTTGCGTCGATGGACGCGCTGCGGCGTGACGGCAACAGCATCGCCAACGAGATCGACGCGGCGCTGTCAAAGGGCGCCGAGACGCTGGCGCCTGCGCTGATCGATGCCAGCCGCCCGGCAGGTCAATCGCTTGGCGACACGGCCGCGAGCGCGATTTCAATGCAGGCCGATGGCATCGGCACTAGGATAGGAACGGCGATCGGCACGGCGCTTCAGCCCTACATTTCCAGCGCCATCGCCGACCTGTCGCGGCCGATCGGAAGCCTGAAGGGCGGATCATCGGGCAGGCTTGCCACCGGCAACCCCGGCCGTTCCATGCCCAACGCCGGCCGCCTGCCTGGGCCGGTTTGAGCTAGAGGACCGACATGGCGAGAGACTGGCTTACGACGCTGCGGCGGGCTTCGTTCCGGGGCGTTTCCTTTCACGTCGAGGCCGAGGACAATGTCGTCGGCCGCCGCGTGGCTGTACACGATATTTCGGGCGGCGAGGCGCCAGTAACCGAAGATATGGGCGCGCTGGCGCGCGAATTTTCGGTTGCGGCCTATGTCGCCGGCGATGCCGCCGATCGCGTGGGCCTTACGCTTGAAGCGGCATGCGGCGCGCCGGGGCCGTCATTGCTCATGCTGCCGATGGATGCCGCCCGCCTGATGCATTGCGTCGGGTGCCGCAGGCATCGCGAGAAGGACCGCGCAGGCTATGTCGCTTACGACCTCGCCTTCGTCGAGGCGGGTGCGGCCGGTGTCGCCAGCGGTGGTTTCCTGGCCACGCTTCGCACGATTTTCGCCGCAGGGGCTGCAACCGCCGCCGCTGCACTTTCATCGCTTTAGGGTGCATCATGGACGAGGCGTTTGCCGTTCTGCTCGACCTTGCGCGCAGGCTGATCGTCGACAAGGAAGATCTCGCTCGCGTGGCCGGCTTTGCGGCTGTCATGTCGGCATCCGCCGCGCTCGATCTCGCTCGGCTCGTCGGCGAGGCAAGCGATCCGGTGGCCTTTGTAGACTCGGCCAGAACGACGCCTGTCGATGGCGTACCGGCGCGCTACTGCCTTGCCGTGGCGGGGTGCTTCGCGGCGGTGCGGGGCGACTATGCGGCGCGCCAAGACGCAATCGCGGCCCGCACGCGCCTGTCAGCCGATGCCGACGCGCTCTATCCTCTGCTTGACGATGCCGGCGGCGATGCGGTGGATTTCCTTGTGCGCCTGATCGGCGCCACCGTTCGGGCGCTATCGGACATCGCCGCAACGCGCGCGCCGCTTGTGCGCGTCGAGACAAAGATATCGCTGCCGTCGACATTGCTGGCTTTTGACCTTTATCAGGCGCCCGAGCGCGCGGCCGAACTGGTCGATCGTAACCGCAGCGCCACGCCTTTCATCATGCCCTCGGCGCTTGAGGCGGTGGCAAGCTGATGCTCGACCGCGTGAAACTCACCGCAGGCGGCAAGATATTGACGCACCGATCCTGCGCCTTGTCGGCCTCGGCCGAGGAAGCTGTCAGGACAGCAAGCTTCGAGGTCGTCTGGACCGGGCCGGGCCTGCCCTGCATGCCCGACGAGGATGCGACCATTGAGGTTTCCGGCGAGCTTTGGGGAACGGGTTATGTCCGCGACGTCAACGGACAGCACGACGCCGCTGGCAGGGTCTACCAGATCAGCTTTGTGTCGCGGACCTGCGACGCGACCGAATGCTCGATCGATCATCCAACGATGTTGGCGCGCGACGTCGACCTGATCGGCATCGCCAAGACATTCGACACGCTCGGCATCGGCGTCGACGGCGCGCCCAAAACCGAAAAGAAGCGCACGCACAAGGTGGTGCCAGGGGAAAGCCTTTTCGACACGATCGAGGCCGAGGCGCGCGCGCAGGGCGTGCTGATCCACGACACGCCGCAAGGCAAGCTGAAGCTTGCCGACAAGCCGGAAGGCCGCCATTCGGGCGGGCTTGTTCTTGGCGTCAACATCGCCGAGGCGACGGGGCAATTGAGCGGGGCCAAGGCGTTTTCGCCGATCAGCGTTCGCGGACAGGCAAGCGAAGGCGTGTCGGCCGCCTCGTTGCGACCGGAAGCAACCGCGCGGGGCACGGCAAAGCGCAAGCGGCCGCTGATCCTGATCCAGGAAGGCGAAGCGACATCGGCACGGTTGAAGCGCCGCGCCGATTGGGAGGCGCGCAGGGCCGCCGGCGACGGTATCTCGGCAAGCATCGTGACGCCGGGGTGGCGGGATGCGGACGGCAAGCTGTGGACGCGCAACTTTCTCGTCGCGGTGAACGACCCATGGCTCGGCATCGATCAGGACATGGTCATCGCCGAGGTCGGGCTTCGCCAGGATGGACAAGGCGGCACTGTTGCCGAACTGACCTTGAAGGATCCGCGCTCGCTTGGCGGTGAGAACCCGCGCGGCAAATCGAGCGACGCATGGGCGGCGCCCGAAACTGCGGAACCGGACTACCGCGAGGACGATGATGTTTGACGCGAACCTGACGCGCATGGAATTCGACGGCACGGTCGACCATCGCGACGGCCAGCAATTCGTCGACGGCCGAGGCTTTGCGGGCGACCGCTTCGAACGAACGCACAGGATCGAGCCGCACGGCTTTGCCAGTTGGCCGGTCAAGGGCGGCATAGGCGTAACGCTCGGCACGCGCGGCCGCCGCGATGCGGCTTACGTTTTCGGCGGCGAGAACCCGAAGCTGCGGCCGCAGGTCGGCATGGGCGGGACGGCAATCTATGACCACGCAGGAAACATCATTTCGGTGGTGATGGCTGAATTGCGCATAGTTCATTCGGCAAAGGTGACGATCGTCGCGCCCGAAATCGTGCTTGACGGCCTCGTCAAGCTCGGCGGCGAGGATGCCGACCGACCGGCTTCCGCCGAGGGCACGGTCGACAGCGCGGGGCACACCGAGACCGGCAATTTGGCGACAAGGGTGTTGGTGAAGTAATGCGGATTGTGTCCATTGTCGGCCCGGCCGAGCCGCTGCTCGATCCCGATCTTATTTGGGACGGCCGCGCCGGCGACCTTGCGACGACCGGCCTTGTCGACCCGCTCAACCCCGGCGGCTTGCGCAACGGCGCGGCTATCGAGACGGCGGTGCTGATCTGCCTGATGACGGATCGACGGGTTGATCCGACCGAACTCCTTGATGGCGACGTCAACAGGGGATGGCCGGGCGACGCTTTCGACATGGCCGACGGCGAGACGCCGCTCGGCTCCAAGCTTTGGCTGTTGCGGCGCCGCGCCTTGACGGCGGACATCGAGATATTGGCGCAGGATTATGCGCGCGAGGCGCTGCAAACGCTGGTCGACCAGGGCGTTTTCGTGCGTGTCGACGTGACGGCCGAGGCGCGGCGCGACCTGTCCATGCTGGACATTTCGATTTCCGGTTATGGCCGGGACGGCGGGCGCTCCTACGAGCAGCGCTATGCCGTTTTGTGGGAACAGGTCTAAGGCTAAGGAACGCATGATGGGCTATTCGGTTCGCGCGCTGGCGACGATCTCGCAAAGCGTGCGCGGCGCTATCCGCCAATATCTTCCGGGCACCGACGCAAGCCTGAAGCAGAACGTCCTGACCGTCATCGGCAAGGTGGTTTCGCTGCTTGCCTACGAGTACGAGTTGCGAGTCGCATGGCTTTACAACCAGCTTTTCCTAACCTCGGCGACGAGCGAGGCGATTGTCGTCTTGCAGGCCGGCGAATATGGCGTTTTGCGCAAGCCTGCCGCCGCTGCATCCGGGTTGATTTCGGGCAGCGCCGCCGCCAATGGCATCTATCCGTCCGGCGTGCGCTTCCTTTCCGGGGCGCAGATTTACGTCACGATAGCGCCGTTCGTCGCCGACGCGCTCGGGGCCTACACGGCCAATGTGCGCGCCGAAAAGCCGGGAAACGAGACGAACCGGGACGCCGGCGCGGTGCTGACGCTGGTCGACCCGTCGCTCTATCCCGATTTTGCCACAACCGCGATTGTCGGCGCCGGCGGGCTTGGCGGTGGCGCCGACGACGAAACGGTCGAGGATCTTCGCCAGAGGGCTTTGCGGCGCAAGCGCACGCCGCCGCAAGGGGGCGCGTTGGCCGATTATGAACGCTTCGCGCTTGAGGTTCCGGGCGTCGTCAACGCCTGGGCGCGCAAGTTTGCAAACGGCAACGGCATGGTTGGCGCATGGGTTCTGTTCAAGGGGCGCGAAAACGGCATTCCGACGCCGTCAGACCTTGCGACCGTGCAGGCCTATATCGACGAACGGCGCCTTGTGCGCGTCGATTTCCAGGCGGTCGCGCCGCATCCGTCGCCCGTCGATATCGTGCTGGCGCTGTCGCCGGACAGCACGGCGACGCGCGCGGCCGTCACCGCTGCCCTGACGGCATTCTTCGACGCAACGTCACCGGCTTCGCGCATTCGGCCGAGTCTTCCCGACGATCCGTTCGTGTTGCCGCTGGCGTGGATTTCCGAAGCGGTTTCGACGTCGCCGGGCGAAGCCAGCCACACCATAATCGAGCCTGCGGCAAACCTTTCCTTCGCGCCCGGCGAAATGCCGGTTCTCGGCGCGATTGCCTGGGCGTAGCACGATCATGTCGCGCCACTTCGTCAACGCCGCATGGCCGGACTATTACGCCGCCGACGGCGGCCCGGTCGTATTCGTCGATTGCACCGACACCGATGACGCGGCGGCAATCGACACGCGCGACGCGCTGTCGGAACCCGACGTCGAGACGCTTTTGCCTTCCGGGCTGGCGCTATGGCCGCGCGGGGCCGCGTGGGGCACGCCCGACGGCGAAGCGCCTTCGATGGCCTCGACCATAGCCGGCCTGACGCGCGCGCTTCTGGCGCCGTTCGCCGACCTTTACCGGCGGTTATGGCGGGTCAGCGAGGAGTCGCGCCCGTCGACGATCGTCGACAGCCTTGAAGATTGGGAGCGGGAATTCGGCTTGCCCGACCCGTGCGTCAGCGTCGAGCAATCGGACGAATTGCGCCGCAAGGTTCTGCGGGCAAGGGTTCGTTCGCTGGCGACGATCACCCCGGCCGACGTGGTGAGGCTAGCGGCTTCGCTCGGCTATGTGGTTGCGCTGGAGGAACCGTTTTCTTTCCGTGTCGGCGAAAGCGGTTGCGGTGAGGGCGAGGCAGGTTCGCCGTCGCTTGATCTGCAATGGGTGGTGCACCTTTACGACCTGCCGACGACGCAATTCGAGGCGGGGCTTGGCGAGGCCGGAACGACGCGCCTGCTCGATTTCGACATCGGAACGATCGAGTGCGCGGTGCGGCGCATCGCGCCGGCATGGACATATCCGATTTTCAGCCTCGCCCCGTTGCCGATCGGTTTTGTCCTGACGACCGAGACCGGCGCGCACATCGTCATCGAAACCGGGGCCGCGCTGGTGGCTCCGTTCATTCCATCCACCTGATCCAAGCGGGAGAACATCGTGAAGTACAATCAGCCTCCGGGCATGGACGAGGACGCGCCGTATATCGACGGCAACCGAAGTGCAGGCACCAAGGGGTCGATCGTGCCCGCGGCCGCCATCGAGCATACGCAGCGCGAATTGGTGAACCTGATCAATTTTGCCGGCCTTGTGCCCAATGCCGGTGACCTTGAACAGGTGCGCAAGGCGATCGAGGCGCTGATCCTCGCGGCGACGGGCGGCGGCGACACGTCGCAATATCTGCTTATTTCGCAGGCGCGCACCCGCTTGCCGCTATTCCCCGAGGTGCTGACAGCCGACGGCAGGATCAATGTAACCAGCCCCGGCGCCGGCTCGGTGCTTGTGCCGGAAGCGGTTGCGTTTCAGCACAGGGGAATTTTCCCGGTCAACACCAGCGACTACAACCTCGGCGCGCGGACGCTGGCGACGGCTGCGAACAAGACCTATCACCTGCGCTGGACGCCTGGCGGCGGCTTCGTGCTGAAGGATCTCGCGAACGCCGGCTATAACCCGCTCGCCAAGGCGGAAATATCGACCGACTTCGACAGCGCCTATGACGACATGCTTGTCGCGCGCGTCGTGACCAACGCCGGCAACGTCGCCGCCATCACCAATCTGGCGAACCTCTCGGTACTGCGAACCACCGGCGAAGAGGTCGGTGCCAAGGGCGTGTTGGGGTCTTTCGTTACCGAGGATGGCGTGCGGCCAAGCCTGATCGGGCAATACACGGCGGTCAATCTGAACTTCGCCAGGACGCCCGACGTCTACCTCACGGCCACGAACGACTATCTCGTTTCGGCGGTGGGCCGCGAATTCAACGTCGGCGCGCGCGCCTTGAGCCGCTATCAGGTGGCGGTGTGGGGACAAGGCGACGCGGATATATGGGTCGGATGGGCGGCGAGGGTTTGAACATGGCTGACATCAGACTCGACTTTCTGCCTGCGATCGCCAACCCGTCGCTTACGCATATCGTTCCGGCGATGGGCGGCGAGGTTGCGGGCAGGCTGACACTTGCGCAGATTTTGGCCTCCTTTCATGTTGGAACGGTCAAGACTGCTCCCGCTGACAATGATGAGTTTGCATGGTCGGATAGCGCGGCAGCGTTTGAAATCAAGCGGATGAGCTTTGCAAATCTGAAAAGCGCGCTTAAGGCCATTCCCTTCGTTCCTGTTGGTGGGCCTGCGCCATCTGACCCGGACTTGAACACGTACATTTCGGGCGGGTTTCAAGGGCGCATCCAGTTGACGACAACCAGCATCCCGAACGCCCCGCCTGTGACGGGCTTGTTCTATGTGCTGGTGTTTGAGACGAGCGCGACCCGCACATCACAAATATTGGTCCCTTACACCAATGCAAACCAAGGCGTCTGGTTTAGGACACAAACGTCGGCATGGTCGGCGTGGGAGCGGTTCGCGCGCATGTCGGAAGTGTTGGCGCTTGCCGGCGGGATCATGACGGGGCCGCTCGTATTGAGCGGCGACCCTTCGGCGGCGTTGCATGCAGCGACCAAGCAGTACATCGACAAGCATCAGGGTGGGCTAAAGGCCTGGGTGAATTTCAACGGCACGGGCACGGTGGCTATTCGAGACAGCTACAACGTGTCGTCCATCACAGACAACGGGACCGGTGCCTATACCATCAATTTTGCCAGCCCTATGGCAAACGCAAATTATGGGATGATCGCTTGTGCCGGTCATAGCTCGGGCGGCGGGTATGTCCGTTTGAGGGACGGCACGACACCGTCAACCAACAGCATCGCAATCGACACCCTGCAGTTTAACGGCGGCGGTTTGATCGATCACAGCTACATCTTTGCCGCGTTTTTCGGGGATTGACATGGAGATTTCTACCAAACGCATCCTGTTCCCTGCGCCGAATGGCGGGGTGGGATTTCACCTGCCCGGCGCGGGATGGGAACCGATGGAGGTGGCGCGCAAGGATACGCCACCGGGTGTGCCCTTCCGAATCGTGGACGTCTCCGACATTCCCGAGAAAGACGAGACGCGCAATCGCTGGATGGCCGACTTCTCCCATCCTGACGGCTTCGGCATCGGTGCTAAAGCGTGGTTTGCGGAACGGGAAGCGGCGCGCCGTGCTGAAGAAATAGAGGCCGGCGATCCGCCGGGAGAGGAAAGGGGAGCGGGCCAGTGAGTGTAATAATAATCCGGCCAGCGCCTGCGCCGACCGCGTCCGATTTTCAGGCGGCAATACAGGCTCACGTCGACGCGGTAGCCGTTTCCAAGCTCTACAACGACGGCAATGCGATGGCGTCCTATGCGAACAGCACCGTCGAACAATGGGCGGACGAGGCGCGGGCTTTCATCGCGTGGCGGGATGAGGTCTGGACTTACGCCTATGGCGAACTCGACAAGGTGATGGCCGGCCTTCGCGGAATTCCGACCCTCGACGAGTTTGTCGCGGAGCTTCCTTCCGTCGAGTGGCCGACGCCGCCGCCGGCCTGACATCCATCAGCGCGGACAATGTGCCGCCCTGCGCAATCTACCTCATAAAATCTGGAGTGCTTCAATGCCCCGTCTCGTTCATGACTGGCGCCGCGTGGTGCTGGTGTCGATAAGCTTTTGGATGCAGGTTGCCGGCCTGCTTGCCCTGATCCTGCCGGAAGCCCGCTTCCGGTGGACCGGTCAGGACAGCGACCCTTATTTTTCGTGGTGGCTCGGCGTGCTGTTGCTGCTCGCCGGCATTGTCGGGCGGGTTTACCCGCAAAGCACGTCGCGCTGGCGGGAATGGCTTCGCCTTGCCGCTGTTGCCGGCCTCGTCGTCATCCTGGCGCTGATCCTCGCAGCACCTTCCAACGCCGCCACGCCCGGCGCTGTTGCGCCTGACGCCTATGGTTCGACCGAGGCCGAGGCGCTGCGCATCGCGGTGCCGTTCATCGCCAAGGCCGAAGGCAAGAGCAACGTCGCCTATCTCGACACCATCGCCGTGCCGCCGGTGTGGACGATCGGATACGGGTCGACCGAGGGCGTTCGCCCCGGCATGGTGATAACCGACCGGCAGGCGCTCGACCTACTGCAGGTCGACGTCGCCAAGCACCGAACCGGCCTGCGTC